CGTCCCCGTACTGGTCGCTCCCGCCGTCTTGCCACCCGAAAACAAGCCCCCGAGGAAACTTCCAAGGCCGCCGAAGCCGCCCGCCTGGCCGCCCGACGTTGAAGTCGCGCCCTCCGCCCCCGAGAGGAACTTCGCAAGCGGCGCCGTGATGTTCTGACGGATCGAGATGCGGGCAATGTCGGCGATGATCGAGTTGGCCAAGTCTTTGAAATCGAGTTTCCCAGTCTGTACGAATTTCACAAGGGCGTCTTCCATCTTCGTGAAGGCCCCCACCATGGCATTCTCGGCCAACGAGGCGAGATCGGTAAACTCTTCGCCGATTCGGATCAAGCCGGAGCGGATGCCCGACTCCAGATCCTTGTTGCCCGCGAGCATTTCGAGCCGGAGATTCGCCATCGCGGTAGTAACTTGGTCGGCCTTCCCGGGTTGCTCCGCAAGAATTTGGTTCAAGACGCCCATGCGCCGATTGAAATCGTCTTGCGTCGGGCCAAGACTGGCCATGACCTGTGACCGCAAGTTCGCCTGTAAGTTCGTTTCGGCCATCGCTTCGGCAAGTTTTTTCTCCGTCTCGGTGAGATCCTCCCCCTTGGACCGCTGCGCCTCAAGCACAAAGACCAGTTTTTCGCGGTCTACGACACTAAGCCCCAGCAACTTATTCTGTTGCCTCATGTCCTCCAGGAATTGGTCAAAGCCAATCCGGGCGGCCCGCAGCTGCCCGAGTTTAATCTCATTCTCTACCTGCATCCTCTGCAGCGGCGAAAGGGTTGTGAGGGCCTTTGACTCGGCCTCCAGAACGGCTTCGCGGACTTCACGCTCCCGGCTCCCGAGGGCCAGCAGCTTGTTCTCTTCCCGAAGGCTCTCGATAAACTCATTGACGGCCTTCTGCGCGACCGCCTGCTGTGCGCCCCGGACCTGTCCCGTGATGGTGGCCTTGCGAGACGCCACAATCCGAGCCCTCTCGGCCTCCGATGCGCCTTTCACATCAAAAACACCGCCCTTATCGGCCGCCGCCAAAATCTTTTCAAGTTCTTGTTGTTGAGGTGAAAGGCCAGCAAATCGACTCTCTTCCCCCAACTGGGATAGAAAGTCCCGGAAGGGCCTCTTAACGGCGATGTCAGGGAGTTGGCGCGACTTTCTTAGTGCGTCTATCTCCAATTGCTTAGCCCGTAGGTTGATCCGCTCAAGGGCTCTGTCGATCGCGTCCTGAATGGGGCGCTTTTTGAACTCCTCCCGAAAGGCATCGATAAAGGCCTCGGCGGCCGTCTTGCCCGATTCCGCAAACGGCTTCTCGATCTCGATCTTATCAATCGGTCCCGGGGTAGGCCCGAAAATATCCGTCACGAACTTAGGTAGTTTTATCTTGTTGACACCATCGATGATCTTGTTCAGGCCACCCTCTAAAAGACCAACGAGATTATTCACCCCGTTTTTGACTATAACGGCCAGCGAGTCAAACAAGGCCACGAACGTCGCCTTAACGGTTGCGACGTATAGATCAATCGCCTTAATGTTGAACTTAATAAGCCGTACCCACGCCTCGGCGTACCCCGTGGCGGCATTCTTCACGATTGTTCCCAGCGTCTTAAGGGTTCCGATAAGGCCGCCGATGGCCGTCTGGAAAGCAATACTCTCGCGGGTCATCTCGAAGAACACGGCTCGGAGCGAGATTGTTCCGTCCTCCGTGAACGCAACCGCGTCCGACAGGAAAAAGAGCCCTGTGGCGAGCGCCACAACTGCCGCAACGGCCGCCGTGATGGGGTTGCTGGCGATCGCCGACCCCAGGCTGGAGAATAGGCTCACCACTTTCTTGATAGCGCCCCCGGCCTTCAATAGGCTTTGGAGCTTAATGCTTCCAAAGAAGATTGTCGCGCCAGCCCCGGCCGTGACGAACGCTTTCCCGAGGAGCTCGAGGTTCTCGGACAGAAACACGATGGCTTTGGCGAAGATATCAGTTATGCGGGTTGCTTCCGAGAGCCTGCCGGCCAGATCAATGAGATTGTTCTTGAAGACCTGGATGCCCTGCGAGACGGTCTGGAGCACCACACTGAAGCGCTTCTCCATCTCTTCCCGGGCATTCTTCAAGGCTTTGATAACAAACTCGCCGCTGACCCTACCTTCGAAGGCGATTTCGCGAAACACGCCGAGCGACACGCCCATCTCTTTGGCGAAGAGTCGGGCCACGACGGGCAACTGCTCAAAGACGGACCGTAGTTCTTCTCCGCGCAACTGGCCGGATGCTATACCTTGGGACAACTGGATCAGGCCGGCGCGAGCCTCAGCTACCCCGGCTCCGCCGATGAGCGTGGCTTGATTTAGCGTCTTGGTAATCTGGACAAGTTCTTCGTACTTGAGCCCGAGCTGGTCGGACGCGAGCCCGAGCCGTGCAAAGATCTCGGCGGAGAGCTTGAAGCTTGAGCGGGTCTCGTTTGAAATCTGAAGAAGCCGCGCCGTTACCCTCGTTTGGGCTTCGGTCTCGCGCACGATGGTACGAATGCGATTCTGGAGATTGCGGAACGCGTCGGAGAGTTGGAAGAACTTTCGGACCGCAAGCGAGACGCCCGTGAAGGCAAACACCCTCTTAAGCGTTTTGCCAAGGGCACTCGTTTTCTTCTCAAGGCCGCCAATCTGCTTCTTGACTTGGTCGGTGCCCTTCTTCGCCTTCGAGGGATCAACTACCACGTCGATCCGGAAAGTCTCGGTTGCCATCGGTCATTTCCTCCGGCTCGCGGCGCGTCGGTTCATCTCGGTTTCGCGTTTCTGTTCCCCCGCGCACCACTCAACATAGCCCCGATCCATCTCGGCAATCACCCGGCAAAAGAGCCTCGCTATATCTGGTTCAAGGCCCTCATGCTGGGCGTAATCGCGAATCTTGTCCCACGGGATCGGCCCCGGACCCCACCCTTGCCCCCGGCAGGTGTCGAGATCATGGAAGGCCGATAGATAGAACTCCTCCACGGGCTCAAGTTGGGGACATTCCTCAAACCATTTCGGGAGCGGCTGTCCCCTTTTTTCGGCGACTTCTACTGAGAATCCGTCGCGTCCGAAACGGAGTTCCCAGAGGAGTCGCTCGCGGAGTTTTTTGCCACTTCCTCCGGGTCGACCACATCGGCGCGGAAGTTTACAAGATCGCCCGCGAACTCCCGAACCTCGTCAAACATGTCGGGCGGCAGCGCTTCGATAAACTCTTTGCAGGCGGCCAGCGAAAACGTAACATCGGCCCCGTCCACGTCGCGCACATTCTCCCACCCCGTGATGACATGCTTCGGGAAAAGCGCCCTGTCGCGGTCTCGTATTTCTTCCAACATCTTCGGCGAGAGTATGCCCGACTTGGCCTTTCTGGCCATTCGCCTTATGCCTGCGCCCCGCAAGGAGGCGCTGAAATAAGGGTCATTGGTCTGGGTCGCGGGCCTAACGATCAAGACCGGGGACCCTCTGAGTTGAAACAGCTCGCATCGGGCCGTCGATTGGGCCGTCACTTCGTACTCCTTGAGATTTCCAAAGTCCGTCATGGTACAGCCTTTCGTGGGCTACCGAGAATGTCGGCGCCCTTGGGGATAGGGTGGCGGGGGCGGCCTCCCCAGGGACCGCACACCCGCCGATTGGCCCAACCGATTACTCGGCCGGGACAAAGGGGAAAAAACTTACGCCAAGCGAGGTGTCGAGAGTATCGTCGGCGAACGCCTGGCCCGTCAGGGTCACTTGGACCGTTTCGTCCACCGGCAGGCTTCTCGACCCATCGCCCAGAGTCATCGAGGGGATATCGAAATGGATTCCGCCGTCGTCATCGTTCCGGACGGCGAAGTCCATCGTGACGGTCGCATTGTTCCGGATGGCGTCAATCACGCCCGAATCCGAGAACAAGATTTCGGCCGTCAGATTGACGTTGAAGTTGCCGAAGTTCATCGAGTGTGCGCCCAGCGTTCCGAGGACTTTCGCGGGCGAGGCCGCGTTGTCGATCGTCAGGCTCGCGGATTTGAACGAAGTTGTCAGGCCGGTTTCGTCAGCCTCTTGGATGCGAAGGCGCCCGATATCGCTGGACGTGCTGAGGGCGGCTGTCCTGGCGGGGCTGATCTCGACCGTGTGGGTCTTGCGCGATCCGTGAACGACGGGGGGCTCCGTGTCGGCTCCCACGAAGTTGAACGTCACGCCCGCCTTGTCTGTCAGGGGGAGTTCGATCGTCATTGTGTTGCAAAGGTTTCCGGTCGCAT